TAACAGATCATTGATAGGGACGGATTTAAGATCCGCCTCTATTTTAGGGCTATCAGACACTCCTAGTGACTATGGCTCTAGCGGAGAAGTCCTGACTACAAATGGGAGTAATGGATTCTCATTATTACCCTCAGTTACCAGTCTTCTTAATTTAACAGATGTTGTTGAGTTTTCAGAAGAAGATCCTTATGGAGAAGCAAATGATATATTAATATCTGATGGATCAACTGGAGTCTCATTTACCAGTTCTAGTACGTTAATAGACGGGAGAATAGCTAGCGCTTCACTAGAAGATTTAGCTAATACTCCTTCTTCTCTATCTGTAGTCAATTTAATATTAGATGAAAGCTATGGGTCTGATTCTGGGTCCATTACAGGAGCCCCGGTTTTGATTAACGGCTCTGTATCACATTGGTCGGTGGTAAACCCAGATTTTTCTACAGGAAACGAGCCTTGGTACGATGTTACATATCCTTCTTTAGCTATTTGCCGAGGTTTAAGTTTCTGGCGAGAAGATCCAGCGTCTGATCCAGATCCAGAAACAATTAAAGATTTTGAGGTATTCGGAGAAGTTACCCCTGGAGTTAGCGGGTTAGTTTCCTTGGGCACCTTTACCTATATAAATGATGATACTAAGCAATATTTCTTTTTTGATAACGAGACTTCGTATAAAAAGTACCGAATAAAATTTTTGAGCAATTATGGAAATGGTAGCCTTCTAGGAGTTACTCATTTAGAGATGTACCAGGAGAGAGGAAAGTTCTTGGCCACAACTTTTGGGTCTAATGTCATTTTTACTAGCGTCTTATCCAAGGACATTTTGGATTTTGATGAAAGTCTTGCAGCTTCTAGTGTAACTCAATTCTCCGATTTTCCGGTTGGATGGGGAGATGCTGGAGATTTCTTGATTACCAATGGGTCTGGTATGGCCTGGACTGATCCCACCGCAACAATAGACGGAAGAATAGCTGCCACTCCTATAACTGGTCTGTCGGATACTGCTACTGAGTTTGGCAATGATTTAAGGGACTTAGGGGTGACTCCTGCTATTGAACCAAATGCAACATCTTTTACAACTAATCCGGAGTATGCGATAGAGGTTGACGCATTATCTACAGTATCTATCACAACTTCTGGAAACATAGACGTGGATTTAGGTTCAGCTCAATTTGTAAACTCTATTATAGTTCATGATGATGCCGGGGATGGAATACAGAATTTTACTTTACAGGGGTCCAGTAATAGTGATTTTACAGGAGCAACAGGATTGATTGATGATATTAAATTAAATGATCCAAATCCCGAGACTTTTTCCATAGCCTCCCCTAATTATTATAGATATTACAGGTTCAATATAGAGGATACTTATTCAGGGAATGCCAGAATTACTGATTTAGCCTTCATACGATCTGGGAAGCAGGTTATAACAACTAATGATTCTGGCACTGCTGTTATTTATAGACCTCTGGTGGATCTTGATCTAAAGAATCTCTCATTCGCAGCTTTATCCGACGTAGGAATCACCCTAGCCGGTGGAGCTAATAAATTAGTTAGGATTAATGCCAGTAATAATGGACTAGATCAAACAACATTCACTGTTCCAACAGCGTCTGGGACCGAGGGAGAGGTTTTAACTGCGGATGCTAGTGGGGACGTAGTTTGGGCAGCAGCTTCTGGAGGCGTTTCTAATTTTAGCGGGTTAAGCGACACCCCCAGCAGTTTTAATGATGATGGAGTTAGAACAGATATTTTTTCCTTTTCTGGAACTCCTGGAGGAGTGGGCTCCGGAGCTGGGGTATCTTCTACCAATCCCTTCAATGCTTTTAACGATAATCTTGGTAATTATTGGGACGCAGAGGATGACGGCTCAGGAGCATATCTTGCCTTTTATAATATAACGGGAGCTTCGTCTCTTATTATATCGGGATTGAGCTTGTACACCACAGGAACAGACGCTAACATAGGATCTTTTAGTTTTTATGGGAATGAGACGGCTGGTATTAGTTCTAAGACTCATGCAGGCTGGGATCTTTTAACCACGGGCGATAATAGCGCTATAGATGTTACTCAGTATTTTTTCTTCGATAATAGTACCGCATATCAATCTTTTAAGTTAGAATTTACTAAAACAGGGGTTGTCCAGTTGTCCAACCTGGAATTATTTCAGAAGCCGGATAATAAAATATCCTTGTTAGACTCAACTAGCGACAATATAATTTTTAGGTCGATTGAAGACTTATTAGACTCCTACATACAGAATTCGTCTACTTACGATACAACATCAGACATAAGCCATGGAGATTACGTGGTGTTCTCTAACCCTACTTCTGGGATCACATTAACACTACCGTCCCCTGTGGTTTATCCAGGGGCTAGGTACGTAGTTAAAAACATTACAACAGGAGTTTCAAAAGCCACTTTATCTAGTTCTGGGGGGAATATAGACGGGGGAACTGTAACTTTGTACGGAGGAGATTCAGTAGTTGTGCAGAGTGATGGGTCTAATTATAAAGTTATAGCTAAGGATTATCCTATTAAGAATACTACTATTACTTCTGATGCTACTACTCTGGACTCTAAGTATAATCTTGTTTTTGCTAACCCTCCATCAAGTGATATAACCATAAATTTACCTTCTATAAGTTCTTTTGTAGATAAGTCTTTAGTAACTATAAAAAATATAAGTGATACTTATAATGTGACGCTTGACCCAAATGGAAATATAGATGGAGTTCCTACTAATATAGTGTTAGCTCCTTTGGGGGTTGCGAAATTGAGAAGGAGTGGCAACTTTCTTTGGAACGAATCTCTTCCTTACTCGGGAGTTCCAGATTTTTTAGGATTGACAGATACACCTTCTAACTTCAGTTCTTCAGAAGATAAGTTTTTGAGGGTTAATAGTGCAGGCAATGCGGTGGAGTTCACTGGCTCTTTACTAACGGAGGAGAGAACGGTTTCATCATCTACGGCCACAGTTCTGTCTTCTGACCACACTATTTTTTGTAATACTACTTCAACTGACATTTTGGTTACTTTACCTTTACCATCTGGTAATGCGGGACAAGAATTTGTTATCAAGAAAGTGGCTAATACTTATGCGGTTACTGTTGATGTAGCTTCTGGTGGGACCATTGATACCAAAACCTCTTATGTCTTGGATCTTCTTGGGTCTTCTATTACTGTAATGTCGAATGGTACAGAATATAAGATAATCTGTTTAAACAACGAGTCCCCTCAGTATGGGCAGGTCCGGACAGAAACTGTGCCATCTGGGGACAGCTCGGTATCTGTAAGCGAGGCAGACTACATAGTTTTAATTGACTGTAGTAACTTGAGCACGAGTGACACGGTCACTGTAGACTTGTCTGCTGGACAAAAGGGGCGTTTATACGTTATTAAAAAATTTAACTCAGCTAATAATAATGATACTTCAGGCAAACTTACCATAGATCCTGATGGAACTGAGTTTATTGACGGAGATTCTACAAAAGACATAAATAAAAATAATGCTGTAGAAATTGTGTTTGATGGCGATAATTGGTGGACAATACGATTTAGCGGTATTGATTGATCCTAAAATTTAGGGTTAAATTTAAAAGATTTTGTTGCTAAAATTAGAAATAAGTGTATAATATATTAAGAGTATTTCTATTAATTATTACACTGAAGTGGTCGAGCTAATTAAAGAATTATTAGGTCTCATTCTACTTAATTTGTGTTCGTAGTTAATAGGATATTATGAGAGAGATAAAGTTTTCTGAGCCAGCAGATATTAAAAAATTGGCAGGTACTTATTTGATGTTTTCTGCTGTTGTTGACAAAGATGTACAAAGCAAGATAAACCAGTACTTGTTCCAAGTGTTTAATGCTAATGCTAGTTTAGAATTCGAGCCTCAAGATTACCCGCATGTTACGTTGTTTGCCAGTCCTGATGATATAGGATACTCTCACAAGTTAGAGCTTATATCGTTTGTTCGAAATGTTTTACCTCCATCAAATAAACTTATTGATGTCGAGGTAACAGGGACTGAATTATTTTCTGATGACAAACAAACTTTAGTGGTTAGATTAGGCTCGAATAAATTAGATGAGTTAAATAAAAAGATCTGTGACTTTATGTCTAACAGAGGTTTTAAAATGAGCGAGTATAGCTTTAACCCACACATAACTTTAGGGAGGGTTTCTAGAAGTGATATTTACTTACCCCCTATTGAAGATATGGGTATTATATTTAAAAATCTTACTGTTAGCATAGGCTACTGACCCGGAAATTTCTAGGTCTCTCAATTCAATTAAATAAGGTTAAAGTTAAGGGTTTCCTTTACTAAAAAAATTTGTGGAGAGTGGTATGTCGGAGAGTTGGTTATCGTTTAAATTAGATGACAAGTTTGTTAAAGGGTATGAAGGTACTAGACCTAGTTTTGGGTTTGGAGGACTAGGAGAATTAGTATTTTACAGAACTTATAGTAGAGTTAAGGAGAGTGGAGGTAAGGAGAGTTTTGCAGAAGTAATTAGAAGGTGTGTAGAGGGTTCGTATACTCTACAGAAAGATCATATACTAACACACAAATTGGGTTGGGACGAGAAAAAAGCTCAGGAGTCTGCCCAAACTATGTACGATCATATGTTTAATATGAGATTCCTCCCGCCGGGACGAGGTCTATGGATGATGGGCACTGAATATGCCCACACTAAAACGCCCATGGGAATGTTTAACTGTTTTGCGGGAGAAACGGAAGTTCTTACCAAGCAAGGGTATAGACCCATATCTGATATAGCTGGCACCACGCAAACTGTTTTGACTTCTCACGGTGGGTGGGTAGAGGCTCCTATCAAGTCTTACGGTAAGGATAGCCTTTATAAATTAACGCTTACTAGAGCCCGTAAAGAGAAAGAGATATTTGTCACAAGAAATCATATCTGGTTTGCTAAGAATAAAGCGAGTAAATGGACTAGTTACGGGGAAAAGACTACCTTGCAGTTAGAGCCCGGTAACTATCTTCGTTCTTGTTATTCGTTGGATTCTAAAAAGAACTGTAGTAGCGAGGGATTATGGAGAGTTAAATCGGTAGATAGCACAAATAGAGTAGAAGAGGTTTTTTGTGCGGAAGTAGATAAATTTAAATCTTTTGTTATAGAAGGAGATATTCTAACTCATAATTGCAGCTTTATATCCACAAAAGATATTGTTTCGGATTTGTCTTTCCCGTTCCGTTTTTTAATGGATGTATCCATGTTAGGAGTTGGGTGCGGATTTGATACTAAAGGAGCTGGTCAAGTTACTATTAACAATCCAGGACCTGATAGCGTTTCCTTTATTATTCCAGATTCGAGAGAGGGATGGGTAGAGAGTGTAGGAAAGCTGATTGATTCGTACCTTCTGGAGAATTCTCCAGTTATTAATTTTGACTACAGTGGAATAAGATTAGCGGGGTCCTCTATAAAAGGATTCGGAGGAGTCTCCTCGGGTCCAGGGCATTTGACTTCTCTTCATGAGAATATAGTAGAAATTTTTGAGGCCAAGTTAAAAACTGATAGTCCAGTTGTCGATTCTAGGGTCATCGTGGACATAATGAATTTAATCGGGGAGTGTGTGGTAGCAGGTAATATTAGAAGATGTCTCGTTGGGGAAACCCCAGTTCACACAGATAAAGGAAAGGTCCCAATTGAAGATATAAAGGAAGGGGACAATGTCCTCACCTCTAAGGGATACCACAAGGTTACAGAGCACATTAAGCAAGGTGTGCAGGCTGTTATGGCTATAGAGACTTCTTTGGGAGTTATAGAGTGTACGGGATCTCACAAGGTGGCCGTATTTGAGTCAGAGGGAGTAGTGTTTTGGAAGAATGCTGACCAACTGAGGGAGTCTGACTACTTGGTAAGTTTAGATTCCTTAGAAGGCTTCTCTACGATGAAGATTCCAGTGAAGATTTTATCTTTGACTTATAATGTCAGGGAAGCGCCCACTTTTGATATCTCTGTTGATCAAGTTCATGAATTTATCGCTGGGGAGGGGCTATTAGTGCATAATAGTGCAGAAATAGCCATAGGAGATCCCATGGACGCTCAGTTCCTCAACCTTAAAAATTATGACCTGTACCCTGAACGCAAGAATTTTGGGCGGTATAGTAATAACACAGTAGATGTTAAACTGGGGCAGTCCTATAACCGCTTGGCAGAACGGACTGTGACCAACGGAGAACCTGGATATATTTGGCTGGAAAATTGCCAAAAGTTTGGTAGAATGATTGATCCCCCTAATTGGAGAGATGCTAATGTATCAGGAACTAATCCATGTTTTTCGGGAGATCAAAGACTTCTTGTTATAGAAGATAAGCAAGAGATCTATAGGTCTTTTCAAGAACTTAATGGTAAGGTTGTTACTATTTATAATCCGATAACTAGAGGAACTACTTCTGGGGTCAGAGTTTTTGAAACAGGAATGAGGGAGACTATTGATATTTGTCTCTCTAATGGCAAGAGAATAAGATGTACTCCTGACCACAGGTTTATGTCTAGTACTGGGAAAGAAGTAGAGGCAAAAGACTTGAAAGGGGTTAGACTATTATCTGGAATGCCTTGCATTGACGATAACGAAGAGGCCAACTTTCCTGAAGTTCTTAATATAGTTAGAACTGGTACAGTGGAAAAGGTATATGACTTTTCTATGCCTAATACGCATTGGGGAGTTGTTGAAGGAGTTGTTGCTCATAATTGTGGAGAGATTAGCTTAGAAAGCGGTGAAACCTGTAACTTAGTCGAAATCTTTATGCCTAATATAGCTAACAGAAGAGAGTTTTTTAATGTTATTAAATACGCTTATCTTTATGCTAAATCAGTCACTTTAGTGACTACTCACATTGAATTAAACAATAGAGTTCAAATGAGGAATAGGAGAATAGGCTTAAGTCTTTCTGGAATAGCCATGTTCAAAGAATCTGAGGGAGTTACAAAGATGGTCGAGTGGATGGACGAGGGTTACCACAAGGTTCAAAGATACGATGATATCTATTCTAAGTGGTTAGCCATTCCTAAATCTATAAAGACTACTACTGTTAAACCTAGTGGATCTGTGTCTTTAGTAGCAGGAACTACTTCGGGGATACATTATCCCATGGGAGCTTTTTACTTTAAAAACATGAGGTTGGCTAAAGATTCTGACGGTGTAAAGTGGGCTGAGAGTTGCGGTTATAAGGTGGAAGAAGAAATAAAATACAAAGAGGATGACCAAGGAAACTGGGTTCCTTATGTATCTGATAGTACCTCTGTAGCGTCTATACCAGTACGTTTTCCAATTGATATACGTTCCAGAACGAGTGTTTCTATTTGGGAGCAGATGAAACTGGTAGAATTGGTTCAAAAGTATTGGGCGGATAATCAGGTTTCTGTGACTGTTACTTTTAATCCTGGAGAGGAAGAAGAAGTCTCAAGGGTTCTTGAGATGTTCGATAGAGATCTCAAGACTGTCTCCTTTATTAAGAATGATAGCAGTGACTTCCCCCAAATGCCTGAGGAAGCAGTTTCTGAATCGGTGTTTGAGGAATATGTAAAAAGCATAAATCTAAAGCCTATACTTGAGTTTATGAAGGAAGAGGCTGCTGGCGTTCTAGGATGCACGGGCGATTCTTGTGACTTGGATTATCCAGAGTTCGAGGAAGCTGAAGTAGAATGATAGAGTTACATGGAATTTGGTGACCTAGGGGAATTAATTTCTCCTTACATATACGAGTATTACAGTGACCAACGTGTCCTGGGAATCTCAGAGAGCAGCATAGAAATTTACAAGCTCTCTGAGATTCCTGCTTCCATGGAGTGCGTATATTATATAAGTCCCGATTTGGATTGGTTTTCAAAAGATTTCATTGAGTCTTGTTTAGAATCAGAGGACACTAAAACCAGGAAAAAAGCTTTGAAATACGTTTTTACGGATAAGTTTCTTAGAGTCGTTAAGTCCTCGGTTAAAAACAAGTTTTTAGACCCCTCTTTTTTAAAGAGTTTATCAAGGTTTTGTAAGTCCAAACAGAAAAATAGTGATTCCAATGTTAGTGTGGAAGAGCTAGATATTATACCTTTAGTTATGAGGTTGATATCCAAGATGGAAAAAGATTATTTAAGAAATAGCTCTAAATAGTTTTTTTGTATTTTGTTCTCTATAGTCACTTTGCTTACGGAGCCTTCCTTGAAAACTATTCAGCAGATAGAACAGAATATATTTAGTAACTTATCCTGGAAGTCTATTTCTATAGCTTATAATTCCGTTGTAGAGATCCAGAGTGGGGCCTCTATTATCGTGACTCTTACCGTTCCTGTTAACGCAGGATTCTATAACACTCTTTCCACTAAAGATTTATACCAAAGAAGTACTGATAGATGGGCAGATTATGCTTTAAACAAATACGAACCCCATGTAAGAAAGTCCTTGAGAAAGTCGTTAAAGTCTAAGGTGTCAATTATCCCTTTTGATGAGTTGGAAGAGTACAATGCGTTCTGGTCTTCTAACGGTCTACAGTTTGATCTAAGAATAGTTCCTGTTCATATAAAACGGGTTAAAGAGAAAAAGGATATAGCAGTTTATTTCGATGTAGACGATTCCGCAGTGACTGATAAGGTAAAGAAATTAGGAGTAGATTTTTGGGAGAAGCTAAAAATACTTTTTGAGGACGACGATTTCTTAAAAGATTTTATGGGACTAGCAGACGAAGTAGAAGATGTATCTGGAAAGTTTATCCAGGAATTTCTTTGTAACTACACTGATCACATTTCATATTTAAAATCTTTGAATATGAAGGATAAGCCTGCTAAAAAAGAAGATGGATTTTTACGTGCAGACTTAAAAAGGAAGAAATTGTTTTATACACAAGACGGAGTCTTAGGGTTTTTAATAAAAAAACTCAAGAAAATTGGGCCAAAATATTTTCAAACCGGGATTGTTTTAGTAAGAGTAAAGCCTAGCCATCTAACATCGTATAATATAGAAGACTATTTAGAAAAGTATGACTCCGAGTTGAATTTATTTTTGGATAAGTATGCGGAAGAGAAAGGGGAGCCTAAAACTAAGTCAGGAAACCTTATTACCAGGATATATAAGTTTTAAGGGATGCTATGAGAATAATTAAATTACCTACTAATAGCGGGAACGCATACCTAGAATTTTGTTTTATTAATGGTTCTCAAGCAGAACCGACAGGATTCAAGGGTGTGTCCCATTTAATAGAGCACTTACATTTCCGTGATGCCAGTAACGAGGACCTGAGAAACAAGAAAAAAGAGTTAGAGAGTTTAGGAGTAATGTTGAATGCCTATACTTCTGAGCAATGTGTGGGGTTTCATACCGGCTTTTTACCAGAGCATTTTGATAAAGTATGCAGTGTTCTTAAAAGGATTGTGTTTTCTCCCTCTTTTCTAGATGAGGATATTAAGATAGAAAAGAGTGTTGTTGTTAGGGAGCTTACTGATTATGAGGACCTACCTAACTCACAGGCAAACCTTAAGTTTAAAAATTTATTGTACGATAAGAATTATTGTAGTGTTATGGGCTATAAAGAGGACGTTTTAAGCTGTGATTCCGAAAAAGTGAAGGAGTTGTACAAAAAAACGTTTGGACTTCATAATTTGGTTGTTTTGGTGTCTGGCCCAGAAGACTTTTTGAATAAGATTGACAAAAACGTTTTTTTACCCGATTCTACTACACTAAGAAAGTATCCAAAAAGTCTTTTGTTTGATGTGAGGTCTTATCAAAAGCCAGTCTTTAAAGAGGAAGACATAGGCTTAGGATCTGTTTACTATAGATCAGGATTCATATTTCCTTTTGCTTTTCACCCGGATAGAGAAGAAGCTTATAAAATAAGAACTGTGTTAGCACTGGCAGGTGAAATGTTGGGTGGGTCCCAAGTATCTCCATTATATGAAGAGGTAAGAGAGAAGCGGGGTTCGGCATACACCATACAAAGCGGTTATATGATGAACACTAGGGATGACATTTTTGTTATAGCAGGACAATTAAATCCAGAGAGCTATAAGTCGTCCATTATAGTTATAGAAAATGTTTTAAGAACCTTTTGTGATGATGTAGATTTATTTAATTTTGCCAAAGACAAGATGATAAACAGCAGGAAATGGAGTGGCGTGTCCCCGGAGTTAAGAGTGTCTGAGAAGTTGCTAGAACTATTAAGTGACTACAGCCCTCCTAGCCTAGAGTTTTTGAGGGACGAGCTGACCTACGATTTATTTAAGTTTTACATAAATAAGTTGGGATGTTTTGACCCCTCTAAGTTTACTACCTTCATTCTAAAATAATTTTAATTTATTTTCTTGTCAAGGTAACAATTACATTATTTGATCAGATATGAGTGCTCCCATTATAAATAAATTCTTGTATACCTACTCCGGAGGCACTCTAAAGCCTTTATCCACTGATGAAGGTACGGTCATAAGTTTACATGATATCGAAATTATTGATGCTGTAAATAGTTCAGACCCAACTGGTTTGGTGACCAAGAGCTATGTAGATACTATTGCTCAGGGTGCTATTAAAATACATGATAATGTAAAGGTTGCTACTACCGCTAATCTAACAGCAACTGCTTCAGGAGTAGGGTCAGGTAAAACATTAACTGGAGATACTAGTGCCTTAACTATTGATGGAATTTTGTTAAGCGTTCCAGATAGAGTTTTAGTAAAAGACCAAACCGATCAAATTGATAACGGAATTTATTACCTTTCTCAGCAGGGAAACGGATCAGTCCCTTGGATACTAACAAGAGGGAGTGATGGTGCAAGCGTAATTTTAGGCTCGTTTACCTTTGTGACAGACGGATCAGAAAACAAGAATTATGGGTTTGCACAATTTTCAGATAATGTAGACATAGATGTCGAAGTCTTGAAGTTCTCAGTGTTTAGCGCCCTCTTTAGCTTTATTGGCGGAGACGGGGTAGTTATTAATGCTAACAATGTGGATTTAGATCTAGACTCCAGCTCTCCTTTAGAGATTGCAGGTGGTAAACTAAATATTACTAAAGCTACTGCAAGTGTTGATGGGTATTTAGACAAAACAGATTTTTCTACCTTTTTAGGTAAAGAGAACGCCCTCACTCATATTTTACCTTTAGACAGGGTAGGGGATACGATTACTCTCAATATTGTTAATGATTTAACTACTGGTGGAGCATCTAAGGTTTTGTCTGCGGAGCAAGGCAAGGTTTTAAAAACTACTAAATCGGATATAAATAGTCCTACTTTTACTGGGACAGTTACTATTGACAGCGAAATGAATATCTCTGAGCCCACGAAGTTAACTCACCCAGTTTCTTTGGGGTATTTTAATACTAATTCTCCTGGTACAATAACTGATCTTTCCGATGTTACAGATGATTTCGGGACCCAGGACCAGATTCTAAGAATAAATGAGAATGAACTCGTATTCACTGACTTACCTGGATTTTTTGATTTGGATCTTAGTCCTGCCAGTGTAAGCGGTGCAGACGATGGAAAAGTTTTAACTGTTGGCGGAGATGGCTCCGTTTCTTTCCAGACTTTTAATGGCGGTTATAAGCCAGAAAAAGGTAGAGGATACGAGATTGATTCCTCTCAAGAGACTCAGGGGTTTGTTATTATATCTGAGGAACCTGAGGACGAAACAGGGATAAAGGTATTTAGGGATGAGGTTGGGATGCAGGTGGGCAGTTCCTTAATAGGAGTTACCAACAAGACACCAGATTTCAAGTATATCAATGATTCTGGCACTCATAAATTATATTTCAAAAATTTGGATGGAGTTACAGGGTTGTCTGATAGCGGTTTGTTTATTGCAGGAAGCTTCTACTCAGTGTTTTACACGGCGAAATAATATTATTTTATTATCAAGAGTAATTATAGAACTAAATCATAATTTTTTGTGCTTCTTTTAGGAGAAAATGGTATGGATAAAAACAATTTAAAAGAATTAATTGAGGGTCTAGATTGGTCTAAGATTCCAGAAGGTGTTGAAGCAAAGGCAACTCAAATATTCGACGAAGGCTTTGCCATGTACGCATCTGCTTCTGACGAAGAAAAGGAAGTTATTAGAGGAAAAGGTCTCAAAATGATAGAGACTTTGTCCAGGGTAGCCGGAATAGATAAGTCTCCTGCTCCTATTGACGTTTGGGCCTCTTCGGTGGATACTATATGTGACGATGTTATAAAGCTGTCTGCTATGGAAGATACCTTAAGTGAGCTAGACGGATTAGAGGAAGATATGGAAGAAGATATGGAATCTCCAGAAGAGGATCTTGAGCTTATGGATGAAGAAGTCCCAGAAGAGGGTTTACCAGAGGAACTGCCGTCGGAAGAACTCCCCGTAGAGAAGCCTATGACTGAAGAACTTCCTATGGAAGAAGCTCCCGAAGAGATATTAACAGAAGAAGCTCCCGAAGAAGCTCCCGAAGAAGCTCCCGAAGAAGCTCCCGAAGAAGCTCTTTTAGAGAACGACGGAGAAAGTAAAGATCTGACTAGCGAGATTGATGCGTTGTTAGAGAGTATGGAGGATTCCCCAGAGAGAGAAGAAGAGTCTCAGGAAGACTTAGAACCCCTAGAAATGAAAGACGACTCCACTGAGGAAGCTCCTTTACCAGAAGAGGTTATGGAAGAACCCCTAGAGGAAGTTGTTGACATGGAAGAGCCCACAGAGGAGATCTCGGTTGAGAGTAGCTTAGAGTTTGATGAAAGTTACTACAACGAAGTGGATCAGGAAATCGACGAGCTTTGCCGAAGTTAATCATGTTTACAAATGGAAAAAATTGGTTTAGTTTATAATATTTCTACAGAAGATTATATTTTAGAATATCCCCTTGAGATTGAAATCCAAGGGGATTTTTTATTAGTTTATCCAGAGGATTTTCCTATTCCAATAGGAAAACTGGAGTTGAAATGTGTTCTGAGTTCTAGACCTTCTACAGGCAACCACTGGGACCATTCCAGTATTTACTTGAAGAAGAGTTCGGACAGCGATTTAGATTATTGCAGGCAAGCTTTAGTTCAAGGCAAGTATGATGATGAACTAAGAGCCATGATGTCTTTACCTGACCTTGAAGATTACCGAGTTCTAGCGTCTTTATCTACGGAGAAGCCAGTTGTTTCGGCTTTATTAGTAAATGGTAATCCTCAGGGAATTAATGAGGGTAATCCTATTATCCTTGAGTCCCTTTCTATAAGAGATACTATTAGATTTGAAAATGGTGCTAAGGCTAGGTTATCGCTAGTTTTATTTGATGAAGACTCTACTTTACCTTATGACATAGAACTGGACAATATAGATATTGTTATGATTGTACAATCTCTATCCCCTAATATTGAAGGTGCCAGTTCTTTAGATACAAACAAGACTGTCAGAGCTGACTATTATCTGGATATAGGTCCTAGAAAAGAGGACATTATGAGAGAGATAGAGAGTAATATTAGCTTAGATCAAGAACCAGCATCTGTTCGGGATATTATTGATGGCATACTAGACTTTTCCATGAACGGATTGTTGTATGTAAGCAAAGATATTGTCAGTATTGATAAGTCTTTGGAAGTCCTGTTACCGAAACCTAATTGAAAATAAATAGCTGCCATGTTATAAATGGTTAATGGCTAACTCTATTCCCCAATACCTAAAGCTTTGTAATAAAGAGATTAAACACCAGTCCTGTTCCGAAGCATTGGAGTATGTTCAATCAAGATTTGTGACTGACGAGTTGCTGAGTAAATACGGTATCGGGTTCTCCCCCTGCGAGTGGACTGTTGATAAGGATCTTCCGTTTTGCTCCAGATTGATGGACGAGTTTCCAAGGTCTAAGAAATACCTTACTAAGAAGCTTGTTTTTCCAATCCTAAATTACTCTGGGGAGTCGTCAGGATTCATCATAAGAAGTATAGGGGAGCACAAGTTTTATAAAAAGTTCTTGTTTTATCCGCACATGCCGTTTTATAATATGTACGGACTGCACGAGAATTTGGAGGCCATAAAGAAAGCAAAGAGTATTTTTTTAGTGGAATCCATCTTTGATTTAGTAGCGGTGTCTCCATGGGTTGATACTGGAGTGGCTTTGCTAGGGACAGCTTTCTTAGATAGTCAAATGGCTTTTTTGAAGAGGTACGTTAACAAGGTATATTTAGGATTTAATAACGACAGCAATACCGAACATCAGACTGGTAATAAGGCAACTGAGTATGCTGCCAGACAACTAAAGAAATTCGGGATCAGGTCTGTGAGTATTAAGTTGCCGGATGGCATAAACGATTTCAGCGACATGAGACAGGAAATTGATGATTTAGGTCCTTTTATAGGTAATTATTTTTAAGGAGAAATTATGGACAGGTTAATAGATTTAACGCTTATTTCAAAACACTTTAATAATATATATGACAATACAGAATTTCATACCGTAGATTTATCTGAGGCACGGTTTCATTATATAAATACAGACACTCCTTTTATCTCGTACGGAGGGTACAAGTTTCTTATTACTTCTGATTGGGTTAAAAAACAGTTATGTAAGTTGATAGGGGTATCCGAGAAGTTTTACAATAGAAGCCCCGAGGATCTATCAGAAGAGAACCTTAACACCCACTCCCAGTTTCTTAAAGAAAATCAGACAAAAGTAGTGTTTGTTACGGTTAAAACTAAAGAACCTTTAGAATTTGTTATGAGAGGAATAATATCTGAAGATTATTTACAACTAAGCAACCTTCAGGTGATAAAAGAAGTTGTGAATCATTTAGATGAATACAATATTAAAGGCATACGAGATTTATCCGGGGTTGATGCGTTTTCGCAAGATTGGAATGGTATAGTAGTGAGCAATTACTCTATAGACTTACAAGGAAACTCCTGGAACCGGGGGTATTTTATAACCGGGTCTGAACTAGGAAGTTCTAAACTAGTAATAACTCCGGCTCTTTATAACCACGATAAAGACTTGTTTCTCATTCTTCAGAGAAGTAGGAATGGTAAGTTTATACTTGAAGTAAAGTATGAAAGCCCAAAGAATGGAACATTGATGCCCCAAATTAGGGATTCATTAGCTGTAAGTGATACACTGTTTAATGGATGCCTTCAAGAAGTCTCTGAGGCGTTTTCCCAGGAGTTTGAGGATCAGCAGAGCCTTTACGATCTTTTGGCAGACTGGGAAACTAGAAAGAATATAAGCAATTCTGTGATAGGTAAAGTTAGAAAGACTTTGGATACTCAGGACTCTGAAGAATACACCTCTAGACTAGGGGAGTTGTGTGAGCTTTTTGTTGAGGAAGGTTTGAAAGGCAATTTAAACGTAGCGCTTAAGACTAGTGGGTACGTTTCTGATAAATTAGGATTTTCGGGTTAATGTGGAAGTTAGACAGTCTTATATAACCAAGTACAGGCCAAAAAGGTTTGAGAATGTAATTGGTCAAGACCCAAGTACCATCTATTTCCGGAAAGCAATATCCAAGGATATGCACCCTAGCGGGTGGTTGATTACTGGACCCTATGGATTAGGTAAAACTACTATAAGTAGAATCTATGCTAAGTCAGTTTTATGTCCTAATGTAGAAGAAGATGGTAACCCCTGTAATCAATGCGATTCATGTGTTCAAGTAGATCAAGACTGTAATCCGAATTACATCGAGATTGATGCTGGATCAAATTCTGGGGTTAAAGAGATTCAAGAGATACTTGATCAAAGCAGGAATTTACCGTTGAACGGTAGCAAGTATAAGGTTATTGCTATTGATGAGTGCCATGTGATCTCTAAACAGGCTCAGATTAAGCTATTGAAGCCGGTAGAAGATGGCATAAGTCATCTTATCATGGTTTTTCTGACTACTGACCCTGACAAACTGAATGACGCATTCAGGTCGAGGCTCTTTAGAGTTGATATATCTGTTCCAGACTTAGATAAAGTCGTAGAGGTATTGGAATCTATTTGCACAGAGGAAGGTAGAGAGTACGACAAGTCTGTCTTAGAAACTATATCCAGACAATCCAGGGGCCACTTTAGGGACGCTGTAAATTCCTTGGAGAAGTATTTAAGTTTAGGGGGAGATCAGATAACTGGTCTTGAGGAAAGGATTTTAAAAGTATCTGATCTGCTATTAAAGATCCCCAAGGATGTTGAGGGAGCTATTAAAATTTTCCAGCATTTAACAACGATGATGTCTTCCAAGGCGATTTGGGAATCTATGCTAGAAGTTTTAAACAACAGTACTAAAGTTAAGTACATATCTTCTAGTTTCTTTAGTGAGAACGAGATTATAAAGTACAAGGAAATAGAAGAAGAGTACACAGAAAAGAATCTTTTCGGGGTTTACGATTTTCTATTAAAACAGCCAGTCTCTTCCCTGAGCTATGGTCCATTAGAGCAGCTTGTTATTATGTTGCATGCCTATTTGAAGAATAGGGTGGTGTATTCTGTCGAAGATCACGTAGAAGATAATAATAACGGGTTTAAGTCAGACCATTTTAAGAAGTCTTATAACAGAAAAGCTCAATCGAGAGCCGAGGAGTCCGTACCACTAGAAGAGTTCACGGATTCCCTCAAAAGCACCTAAGATATTATGTTATATAAGATGTAGTTGATTTATTACAGTAATTTTGTTATAATGAATTCATAACTATTTAATTACTGTATAATCTTCTACTCCTATAAAATTCATAATGCCAGAAAAACAATTTATCGCTTTCGAATCTAATAATAATTCAAAAAAATACGAAAAATCAGAAATAATAGGGTCTATACAAAGATCTTTAATGGATTTAAACAGGTCCCGCAAAAAAAACTACAAGGTACTGTTAAAAGATATTAAAGAAAGTATCCAGAATCTAGAGATATTCCTCCCTTTTAGAGAACTTCAAAAGGGAGGCTATTTTTTAAAAGAGAAAGAGTTTTATCTTCCTGGGTATGGATTCATTGAGTACGATCCTAATGTAACCTACTTAGGTTTAGATGAAAATATCCACGTTAATCAGATTGTTTTGAATGAGGATTCTGAAGAATTAGATTTAGTCTCTGGCGAGGTTATAGAGTCAGAACAAATGAAGATGGATGAGTTCTTTAAAGGCCAGTTTAAATCAGGACAATTAGTTCAGATTATAGGCGGTACTTACGCTGACTTACCAGCTAGGGTTGTCGAGTTAGATGATTCTGATGGAAAATACAAAGTAGTGGTATGTTTCAGGTCTGATATAAGGTATCTAAAAGTGGATTCGGACAAACTACGGATATTCGAGTTTGACAGAATTATTATAGAAGAGGATTTTTAAGACGTTCCTAATTGGAACTCAAGGCAGGTACTATAATGTCCAGTAAAGGTTATTACGTAATTCCCCTTTCTCCCGACAAGTTCGAGACAATGGGGAACGACAGATCTCTTTATAATGATACTGTTGAGGAAGAGGTAGAAAAGAAAGAATCCGGAGATATCGAGGAATCACCGGCTGAGCTATTAGAAAAGAGGTGGAAGAAGTACCAGGAAATCAAAAGTCTCTTGCCCGAACGTGAGATAGATATGCTAGAGATGTCCTTTTTACATGGAAAAGACCAGACTAGTATAGGGGAGATTTTTAATGTAACTCAGGGAGACGTTTCGTACAGAATAAGAAGAGTTTCTCATAGAATAATGTATTTAATGTCCCTCCCTGAAATTGATATGGAAGAAATGAGGCTAGACTTGTCTAAAGTATTAGACGAAGAGAAAGTTATAATACTTTTTCTATTGCTAAAATATACTTCTCAGTCCAAAGTTGGAGAAGAACTTGGAATGCCTCAAGGAAAAGTTAGACATAGGTACATAAGCGCCATGTCTAGTATACGTAAAAAAGCGTTCAAGGACCTAAAATTTATTATGTATTATGATCTTTTTTGTAAACTACAAGGCAACTATAATGCTCTAAGAACTTTAGATGTTCAGGATAGATGGAAGCATAAGTTTACTAAGGAAGAGCCAGAATTTGAGATGGATTAATAAAATATCTTCCTGATAGTCTTTTTATTTCAGGTTGTATTTAAACTGTATTCAAAAATTTTTTGAGCTGTCCGAGAGAAAAAGCATATGTCAGATTTTATAGATTCTTTTAGCATGGGAAGTCAGTATACCATTACTGACGAGGGATTTAATATTGATGATTCCCCTAGTATAAATACCGACGACGAGTTGGGGAATAGATTCTCAACGAATTTAGGTTTGGTCCAAAGTAACACTAGGATAGCCAATTCTCTAGAGGACTTATACAAGGATGAAGAAGAATTAAATTTAAGAGTTTTTATACACAACCTCATACTAAAGAAAGGTATAAGGGGTAAGCATCTGGTTTCTGCTCTTGAGAAAGTCTACGAACCAAATTTTTTAAATTCTTACAAAAAGCTTGTTGCCTCTTATGTTAAGAGAGACTATTTAATCGGAAACGTTTATGACGACTTGAGTCCTTATGGATCGTGTGTACCGTTAAAATCGGTTATTAAAAGAAGCTCTGCTAAGCTTATAGTAAAGTGTGGAGAGTGTAGTGCATGCCCTTTTAATGTTAAGAATAATTGCGGTGCTTACGGAAAAACCCTTGTAGATTCCCCTTCCCAAGTAGATTACCAAAAAGTAGCGAGTCAAATAGGTATAGACGGCGACCCTACAGCCATAAACATTAATGCCCATTATAAGAAAGAATCGGAATCTCTAAAGGTTCCAACCATTAAAAAGAGTGGGCACACAGTATTTAATAGTAATCATAAAAAAGAGTCTCAATACAATTTAAAAGCCGAGACCAAAAAGAACGATCCTACTAAATTAAATTGGGACCAGATTAAGAAAGCTAGTAAAAGCGGAGACACTAAAAAAATTCTCTCCTTTTTCATTAGGAAAAACATAGATGCCGGAACATTGGATTTTAAAAGGATGTTCCAGGGCTGTGATGTCAGCGATTTGAGAAATCACAAGACTTTATTAAAAAAGGTAGCTTATAAGTATTTGGCCGAGGATTCAGTGCTAGGAGAAGTTATAGATTTCTACGAGCTTCCTTTATTAAATAGAAGGTTGCCTGCGAGTATTCAGGATGAATCTCAGTGGTATAATCTTAGAGCAGAAGAAGAGGCAGAAAAGAGTTTGCTTTTTGTAAGAGATGGAGCTAATAAAAAGAAATCTTCTCTCGATCAGGGTAGCATGACTTGGAATTCATTTAGAAATAGATATTCAGGGTCTGAAACCAAAGACGTTTTAGATCATTTTATTCTAGCTAGGATTTCGTCTGATAGTGTTAATCTGGATCAGATGTTTTCTGGATCTAATTTGGAAGAAGTCAACATTAATATTAAAGCAAGCACTAAACGAGCTTTAAAAAAATATAAGGGCTTTAAGAAATATTTTGCCAAGACTTATTCGGAAGATACCTTTAAAACGCATAAGAAAGAAGCTAACTTAGAACCTGATCTTCCTTATTCTTCGTCCGGACAAGCCGGAGATGTAATGAAGATGGTTAGCAGCAAAACTAAATTAGATTTGACAAGTCTACAAAGCGAGTTTAATAAGGTCTTAAAGACTAATAATTTGAACTCTACTATGAAATTTGTAGCTAAATATGAAATAAAACCTGATGATTTAAGTTTTTTAGTTAAGGGGTCTGTTAAGAGTTTCCCTGAAGTAAAAAATCTTTGTTTCAAGCTTTTATCTAAATTAGGAGTTATTAAAAAAAGTTCCAAAAAAGTTTCTTCAACAAGAAGAGAAAGTAAAGTTGATTTTGACAGCTTAACTATTGATGGATCAGAATTAGAAAATAACAATGACTCTATAGAAGATATCAAGCTTTCATCGGGAGTAATTTTATAAAAGGAGCTTTGAATGGCATCGACCAGTAAAGCTTTAATCTCATCCAAGAACCCTCAAACATTAATAAGAGAGGTTCGAGAATCCTTAGAGAATAGACTCGTAGGATCTCCTAGCGTAGACCAAGTTAATATTCTTCTTCTTTTATTAGATGAAGTTCAAGAGACTAAATATCTTTTTGACAAATTGAGAGAGGGAGACGAGGGTGGGACACGAAACCTTGTTGATTTAACTAAGGAACAAAGTAGGTGGCTCAAGTTAGTTGAGACTCTGCTAAAGGGTGTTCAGGATTTAGACAAGACAGAATGGAATAATGACGATCTCATAAAGGTTACTAATTTCGTTTTGTATATTTTTAAGGATATTTTAGCCAAAGACTTCGGGTTTGATGATACTCAAATGAATAGGTTTTTTGCAATTTTAAAGACTAGAAGAGAAGAGATAGACGAATTCGTAGCCAATGTTTCGAGTAATAAGAGGTAATTATAATGTCAGGAGTTCCCTCTTTTTTGGACACTGTTTTAGATTCTCAAGACAACTTTGAGGATTTAGTTGAGTACAAAGATGAAGAGCTTTTAGAGGGTCCTGAACTAAACATAATTGAATTCACAGAGTCTCCTAAAGGTCTGCACCTAGAATTAAGACCCACGCAAAGGGTTATACTTAAACTCCTCTATGGAGTCCCTCTATCTACTGTTATACCAGATGAGCCAGAAAACACTCCTCCTTTGTATTCCCGCAGGATCTTAGTTAGGCATCCTGTTAGTGGTCAGGTAAACGGGCCTTTCTCCGAAGTACAATACTTAGAGTTTCTGCGAGAAGAGGGAAGAACTAATGGTATAGAAGGAAAAGAATATACTTCCCTTATTTTGAATATAGGCAGAAGGGGAGGCAAAAGTACTTTGTCTACCGTAATAAGTTCCTATGAGATATACAGGCTACTAAGAAAAAGGTGTCCACAAAGGCATTATGGTATTAGAGATAACGCTGTGATAAGGGTTATTGTAGTAGGAACTGATAAATCACAATCAGAAGACTTGTTTTCAGATATATCTAGCTTTTCTTCCTCTTCACCATATCTCCGTAAATACTTGTCAGACGATATCAAAAGTGAGATAACTTTTTTCACTCCCTATGACTTTCAGAAAGCAAACAGATCTGGAACTAGGATAAAGCCTACTTTACTTATTAAGCCTGTCAGTTGTAATGCTCCTGCGGTACGAGGTCCTAATACTATTGATGGTATTATGGACGAGTGTGCTCACATGATGGATAGCACAAGTAAGAAGGCTTCTGCAAACTCAGTTTATGAAGCCCTGGAGCCTTCTGTTAGCACTTTTTATGACGGTAAAATGATTTTAATTAGCACCCCAAACGGCCCACAAGGATTTTTTTATGATATTTTTACCATGGCTGCTCAGGAGGGGGACGACAGCGATATATTGGTAATAAAAGCTCCTACATGGGAAATAAATCCAGGCCGAGTGACTGATGTTAAATACAGGAACAAATGGAAGTTAGATAAAAATTCTTTTAGACAAGAGTATGGGGCAGATTTTACTAGTACGGTAAGGGATTATATTGAAGATCCGGACATGTTTTTCAAAAATATTTATCCTATTCCTGGGGTAACTGAAAATGAGGAGTGTAAGTTACCTGAACAAGAGCCTGCTGAGAAGGGTCAGCAAGGTATAGATTACTATTTTGCTGCTGACCTAGGGTTTAAACAGGATAGCACTTGTTTCGCTATTGGACATGCCGAGGGGGATGGCGAAGACAAGAAAATTGTAGTTGATTATGTGGCCGAATACCAGCCGGGGGAAGAATTTGAGTGGACGAATGATCAAGGAGTGATTTCGTTTGAGAAAATGTCTAAGGAAACAGTGGACCTAACAGAGAGCTTTAATATTGTTAAAGGTGCATTTGACCAACACCACGGACCTGCATACAGTGAGCATTTATTGAACAATGGAATAACTAATTTTGTAGAATTGCCTCCAAGTGATAAACTGCATAATGATGTTTATCAGGTTTTCCGTAGGTTGTATCAAGAAGAGAGACTAGTTCTTCCTGGTTATGACTGGATTATAGATGGGTTTTTAGATCTAATTATGGTTAAAAAAGGCGTGGGAGACAAAGAGAAAATAAAAGTTGCTGCTACTAGAGGAAAACATGATGACGTGCCGGATGCTATATCCAGATTAGTGTACTTAATTTTCAAAGAAGTTTATTTGAAAGAGGGGGTCGGGGCTAAGGTGTCTAAACCCGTGAAAACTAGTGGGTACAGGGTTGTAACTGATTTAAGGCACAACAGAAATTTATTGAATAAGCATAATTCTAATGCAGTGGATTCTTACATGAGGAAACAGGGACATTCTAATTCACGGGGCCGAATGAAGAGAAGATTTTAGCAATGGCTGGAAAATTTCCTGGGTTTGATTCCGACACAGCTTCTCATAATAACAGTTCTTTTAGTACTACTAATATACCAGATATTATAGAAGATAGTGACGAGATACAGGATATAAGAGCAGAAGCTAGTAAAAGTAAGCTAAAATCAGATTCTGGGTATAATAAAGCTATACAAGATAAGATAATGGAAATTAATAGAGCTATTTCTGAAGTTGAGTCCGATTATCAAGCTAGATTACAAAATAGGATTAAAGTAGATTCGAAGAAAATCTGGGAAGAGCAGGACTATATAGAACAGGTTATAAGAGAGAAGGGTCAGTACCCAGAAGTTCATATTAATGCCAAGTATCACCACATGAATGACGTTCAAACAAAGATGTTTGTAAAAACTTTGAAAGATATAAGAACTTCTTTGGAATTATTATTTGGTTATCTGTAAAAGAAGATAGAAATGAAAAATAAGCATATAGGGTCAACTAAATTTAACAGGTCTAGAGATTATTTAGTCAGGGGCTCTGATAGTAAAATGTTTGGAGGCTCTGGATTAACAGCTAATTTTGAGACCGACTATAATACTTCTGGTGCAGGGGATATAAGTAACTCTAGGTTTGACAATTTTTTTCACCCAAGTTATTCCCCGGACCTTTTTTCTTTGCCCTATACTCTTTCAGACGAAAGAGATCTTTTCTTGTGGTTTTACGAGAGAGACCCTTATGTAGGTCATGCTATAGATTTATTGACTGAGCTTCCTATTTCAAGAGTTCACCATACATTACCTCTTACCGAGGATTCTGACAAAGCTTACGAGATACTTAGGTATACTAAATTACTGTCAGATAAGTTTGACCTTTTTCAGTTGTTAATGGAAATAACCCATGAATACTGGTTATACGGAAACGTATACATTTACGTGGAAAAAAACGCAGCAAAAGATAGTATCGAAAGGATTTTAGTTTTAGATCCTAATCTCATCAGAACTGAGAAGTCTCACTTTTCAACTGATAATATGATATTTCTAGTTCCTGATGAGGAACTCAGGCATATGATTAAGAGTAGTTTTATTGATAATGATACCAGAAAATTACTGCAAACGATTCCGGATGAGATTCAGAAAGCTATTTATGATAACAAAATGATTGAGCTGAATACAGATCCTTATGATGGAACGTTCGTTCATCATTTATCTAGGAGTAGAAGTCAATATCATACTTTAGGAGTGCCTATACTTAGAAGATGTCTTAATGATCTTATGTATAGAGAACGATTAAGACAAGCTCAGATCATGGTTGCTATGAGAAACCTGACTCCTAAGCACCTTATTACTACTGATGCTCCATTAGATCCTACCGAAGTAGATAACTTGAGAGATCAGGTAGATGCTTCTATGGAAACCCCTGATTATACTATTGTTACTACTTTTCCTGTTAATTGGACTCAGGTAGGGGCAGACACTAGAATTTTACAGCTAACCTCTGAGTGGGACGAAGTTAATAGCAGGATAGCTGCTGGACTCGGTCTTAGAAAAGAGATGATCTTTGGTGACGGAGTTTTCGGAGACACTAAACTTCAGGTTGACATAATGGATAAAAGGTTTTCCCTTCTAAGAGATAAACTTCAAGAATTTATAGAGGGAAAGTTGTGGGCTCCGTTATGTTACCAGAAAGGATGGACTGAAGGGGACGATGAATCAAAAGTTATTCTAACTCCTGGGTTATCGTTTAGAAGATTAGGTCTTAGAGACAATGAAACTGCTTTCCAGAATTTGTTCCAGCTTTATAATAAAGGTTCATTGAGTGTCAGAACTATATTAGACCTATTCAACATTGATCCGGATCAGGAATTAGAATATTTACAAAGTGATTTGTTTACCTTGAACGATTCCAGGTTTAATGATCTTTTGAATTCTATGTACACGGAAGTTGGTAATCGTCTAGGACAAGACCCGAGATTCCATAAGTTATTGGCAGAACGTGGCATGGGAATAAAGGAATTCCAGCAACTTCCTGTAGATAGTACTATGGCAAGAAAGATAACTTCTGATTACAAGAATAAAGTTGTTAGTGAAACGGTAGATAATATAGAATCTAAAGACACCAAAAAGGTAGCAGAAGGTACTTATCATCTAGGAAAAGAAGATGCTATTAAAGCTGAAAGTATTCACGGGGTTATGTTAGAAGGTATGAGAAAGAGAGTTCTTAACAAGTACCAGAGTTCTAAAAAAGTGAGGACTAAATAATATAGACAACCACTAATCCATTTTAATTCAATTTTATACTTTTTTAGTATTGTCTTTCTTTAAAGTCAATACTAATTTTTTTACCTGGATTTTTGTATGGAAAGTAAACGACGACCAATTTTCATGACTGATTCTACAGTCATAGCTTTAAAGCAATATTTTTTAAAGAATTCCTCTATCTCATATGAAGAGTTGAAGTCTGGATTTTTGTTAACTCCAGAGCAAATTAACTCCTTGATACTTGATGATTATTTTAAACAGCAAGGTGCAGGTAGGAATAAAAGATATTCTCCAGGCTTGAAGTGGGAAACAACAGGTGTCTTTTATAGATATGGAAGCAGGGTTAAACCAGTTGATGTTTCCAAAGCATTCAAAGATATATCCACTCTAGCTGAGAAGCGTGTCTCCCATAGAACTAAAGAAGACTATCAAAGAGCTTACCTTTTTAGGATAGGAGATATAGTTTCTCTCTCTTGGGGAAACGCTCCTGCTGGTCTAGGTGTTGTCGTAGATGTTCAACCAGTTAATCGAAAGGTTTCGGTAAGGTGGCCTTATGGTACTTACCAAGAGCATGTAGACAACTTAACATTACTTCCTAGAGATAGCGGGGATAGACAACTTTCCCAGCCTACTATTGATAAAGATATATTAGGTAAAGTTCCAGAGTATTTTGACCCAGTTTCATATGTAGATGGTCAATCTGACAATGATTCCTATTCTAATTTAGGGGAACCTTCTTTTACAGCTTCTTCAAGCAGAAGTTCAGTAATGTCTAAAGATTCTCTTAAGGTTATAGCGAAGGCTCTAGTTCCTAAGAATAGCACATTAACTGACTCATTAAATCAAGATTACATTCTTAGTCAAGCTGAGATAGTTGTATCTGTTAATACCGAGAAAGATAATCCTTTGTATAAAGACACTCCTTGGTACATTACTCCTGAGACAGCCAGCAACGTTAATGACAATGGTGATGCCTGGACTTCAGAGGTATTGACAAATGCTTATAAGTCCTTTAGAGGAGCTTATAATTTTTATGAGCATGAGCAAAAAGTATCTGCTAGCAAAGGAAGAGTAGTAGATGCTGTATTAAGAAAAGTTCCTTTGGGTAACGGGAAGCATCACTACGCAGTAGAGATTTTAGTAGCCACCAATAAAAAACATAAAAAATTAGCAAAAAGAATTGAAGACGGCTCAATAAAAACTCTTAGCATGGGATGTACTTGCACTTATACACAGTGCTCACAGTGCGGTCACGTTTCCTTTAACCCAGAAAATAAATGTGTTCACTTGAAGTATAACAAAGGTGGGTCATTTATTGATCAGTACGGTGTAAGAAGAGTTGTTGCTGAGTTATGTGGTGGAGAAGCTCACCAGGATTCTGTTGAATTCGAAGAAGCTAGTTGGGTGGAGATTCCGGCATGGAGGCATGCCACTGTTCACAACATTATTAATGCATCTACTAATGTAGCTAATGTAGTCGGATATTTACAGACTAGATTATACGGAAAGGATAGTTTTGAGATTATGTTAGAGGACGGAAAATTTCAGGATATAAAGCTTAAGTTTAAAAAGACGGCTGCTGATGATGATTTTTTCGAGGATTTTTCGGAGGAGGAGACTCCAGAAGAAGGAACTGAAGAAGAGGAAGTTAAAGAAGAGAGTCCTAAAGAACTTGAGTTTAGTGATCCAGATAATATGGATTTTAAGCCTAGTACGGAGAAAGAATTATTGGAAGAGAACCTTATTACGAGTAAAGTTCTAGTTTGATAAAAACAGCAGTAAACAGTAATACTTTATTTATATCATAATAATTATATAACTCATAATATCTTATTTGAGGAGAAAACAATGAAACAAACTGTACAAGAAAGAGCTAAAGTCGCTTATGACATTGCTAGGGCACTCCTTCCTGAGCTATTCGTAGCTGATAAGGAAACCTTTAAGGCAACTGCCGGTAGGATTGCTAGACTAGAAAGCCCTCTGTTATTTAAATTGCACGAAAGAAGCCTGCTATTAAACCACGTAGCTAAATTTGTAGACGCTTCCGCTGCTGATTACAGATGGCTAGTTGATAAGTACAATGCAGAGCACGATAGCCTTACGGAAAATTATTCAGGGCCAGAAGATGGTTCTAAAGAGGATTATGCTTATACTCCTCAAGAATGGAAAGATAAGTCAGAGGCTGACAAACTAGACAAGCATATGTCTGAAGGTCCTCTTGAGGAATCAAGAAAGGATTCAGAAGGTAGCTACGGTCCCCCTGAAGGTGGATTGGACTATCCGGATAAAAATATGCCTAAAGAATGGCCTAGCACTAAGGCTTCCGCAGAGATGGATAGTCTTAAGGCAGAGATTGCTGAACTTAAGGATCTTGTAAAAGCTTCTTATAAGTATGGTCTTTCTGATAAAGAAGATGGAGACGCAGAGAAAAAAGCGGAAGAAGAAGTTGAAGACGCAAGGGAAGCTCAAACAGATTCCGGAGCTTCTTGGACCAAGGCTTCCACAGAAGTTGTTGCTGAACCAGTAATCGCTGAAGAAGTAGAAGCTCCTATCGAGCCTATGGCTATGGAAGAAGAGATCGACGAAGAGCCTATCATAATGGAAGAGGAAGAAGATATTGGTCTTGATGAAGAAGACGATATATTTGAGGCCGGTTTCAATATGGAAGAGGAAGAAGAGGAAGATCTAGAATTGAACTTGAACGACGATATGAGTGCTATGTATTCAGCAGCTCTAGTCGATCATGAACTCATGGATCTTTTCGGAGATGAGGGATTTAATTCCCAAGCTTCTCTCGATGGGATTGAGGATTCAGTTAAGCTAGGTGGCGACCAAGTTCTGCCACAGGTTTTAACTAAATCAGCTAGTAAAAAAGAAAAAAATAAGGCGAACGAACTAGATAGTTTGTTTTCCCAGGATTAATTAATATTTAAGGAGAAAGACAATGGCACTTGAACAATTACATAAAGTAACTGCTCGTCCTGTATCTCTAGGTGATGACGCTAAAACTCAGGAAAATTTCGATTTTTCTCAGAATGGGTCACCCTACCAAAATAAAACCATGGGTAAAGGTAATGACACAAACAAAGGAGTTCTAGGAGGATCTATAGGTGCTATGGATACTGACGGAACTCTAAAGAAGTGTACTGAGACCCTTAGAGCTATGGGATTATTTGGACATGACGCAGCAGGGGAAGACTTTGAGAGCAACCGCCCAAAGGATTCTGGAGTTATTACTCTAGTATCTCTAGGATTTCATTTTGTTGATATCTATGAGACTAGAAATAAAGCTAATGGGGGAGATTTAACTTACGTTTCCGGAGAGACTTTGTACTCTTCTGGTAACGGTCTATTAACCAATGAAGATTGGGGATCTGCTCTAGTGGTTGGTGTAGTAGAAACAGCTCCTTCTGCCCTAGGCGAGAAGATGCTTATTAAGCTGTTGGTATAAGGAGAAAATAATGAGACGATTATTTGACAACGAAAATTTAAGCAGCCGAAAGAAGCATGAGCTAATTGCTAAGTATATCAGGACTCCTAAGGGACGAATGGTATTAGCAAAGTACCTTCAATCACCAGTAAAAAGACAACTTCTTTATGAAGGGGTTTTACGAAAGGCTTTCTATGTAGAAGAACTTCTACCTGGAGCTAGCCCTTACTACGATAAGGACGTTAATGTTCCTGCGTATGTAGTTTCAGAAGAAGCGGATTCTGTAATGGCTATTCAGAGGAGCACCAGAATTGATGTTCCTATGTTTGAAATTGCAGCTAATCCAATGATTCCTTTCACTACTATTCAGGAAAAGCGATTTGACATCGTAGAGAGGACGTTAGAGCAAGGTAAGTCGGCTATCATGGAAGAAGAGGATACTCGTGGTTTTAATTTGATTGCAGCTACTGCAACTCAGAATACTACTAACGCAGTTAACCCTACCATCGGTGTGGGTACTGGTGTAACACCAGCTCTTTTGGCAGATGCCTTCGGACAGGTAGAAAAGTGGCGATTAAGAGTTTCTAGAGTATTCTTGAACCCTCTTAACTATGCTGACATCAGGAAGTTTGATAGAGATATCCTTGATATCGAATCCCAAGCTTTCCTTTTGAAGACTGGTATTCAGAACTCTCTTTGGGGAGCACACTTGATTCAGTCTAGCGTAGTACCTGTTGACACTGTTTACGTGGTTGCAGAGCCTGAGTATTTTGGTAGAATGCCAATTAGAACAGACTTGACTATCTTGTCTGCTGACGACAATCGCCAGCGTATGATCGGATTCTCTATGTTTGAGATTATTGGTATTGCAGTAACCAATCCACTTGGATTACAAGCTCTTAGCATTAACGAATAAACACAAGAGACAACAAAAATTGGCCCCTCTAGTAGGGGCCTTTTTTATATTCAATTGTTTTTCGATTGTTAGTAACATAGATAAAAAGCTGTTTTGACAGCTTTTTTGTTATTCTAAGGAGAATAAATGAAGAAGAGATATTTTATTTGTAATTCCGCTATTCACTTAAGCGATGCTAAGCGCACCCTATACAAGGGCAGGTATTTACTTGTGAGCCGGGGTAAAGTTTTTATCCCTTCCAAGGGAAAGCTAAAAGAGATTAGCAGTCAAGGAGACTGGGTTATTAGTAAAGCTGAGAAGGGTTTTCTTATTGAAAAGTCTGAAAAGGAATTTAACGAGTTTCTAAAAAGTGACGTTAAAAAAGAGGTAAAAGCTGTCAATTCGACTACCGATTATCAAGAAGTCGTAACTCATGTTAAAGTTGATGATAGAATAAAAAGAGTAGATGCTCATAAAGCTTTCTCTCAACCTTTAGCTTCTCCTTCTGTATTACGACCTCCTAAGACCGCCAGCGAACCTAGAGTTGAGACTAAGATTCATACTAACGCTGTGACCAAGGAGAAGCCAGCTTATTCTGTAGGGTCTGGGAGCAAGGTTTCTGGTGAATTGGCAGAAAAGTTCGTGGTTATAGACACATCTGAACTAAAAAAGGCTAATCCCTTTGACTCGGAGAGTGCGTATAAGAAGGAAGCTTCGAAAGACCTTATAGTAGCGGACAAAATTGATCCTCCGGTTAAAGAGGATAAAGAAGAGAAATCACACAGAGAAAAATGGGAGGAATACGTAAAGCTTTCTAAAAAAGCTCAGAGAATTTCTTTTATAGGAGAGTTAACGTATCCAAAACTGCTTATGTTTTTCATAGATAAAACAGCAGAAATAGTGAGTACCGGGGAGTTAGATGGCCGAAAATTAACAGCTAATCTGAAGAAAATGCACCAAAATTTAATGGAAATAATGGAGTCTCAGTTAAAGTTAGCTAGGTTTTCAGCCTAATTTAGTTTTATTCATTTTTTCTTCAGTTGATAAGAGGCTATGAATAACTTTTTAACTATTCCTTTATTTAATTTGAATGATGACGATTGCGGGTGTGACCACTCAGTGGTGTCCTATACCCTGGATGAGCTGAGAAATACTACCGCACCTCTTTCTAAGAGATTCGTGGGAGGGTGTAGCTCAACTTTGTATAGAGTAGACGCTAGAAATGCTAGGTGGCTATTTAAAGTTGTGTGTAACAAGCCTAAATCAGAGGGTCCTTATGTTGTAAGAGTGGGGATAGCAGATAAGTCTGATATGGATACTCCGGTTAAAGATAGGGACATGAATGTTTATTGTTCTTGCCCGTTCTTTTGGTATTACGGAGCTGCGTATAATGCGTATGTAGAAGGTTATTTGGAAGGTAGAGATAAAAGAGGAATTCCTAGCACTCCACAAGTACCGGGAAAACAGAATATAAAAATTTGTAAACATATAACTGCGGTGATACCAAAGGTTAGAACTTATTTGTTAACGACATTTAAAAAGAGTAGAGGAAATTAATATGCCGTTTTATAGTTATAGATGTGAAAGCTGTTCTCACGAGTTTGAAGAAATGAGAAGTATAAGTTCTATGGATGAAGAAAGCAGTTGTCCCGAGTGCTCCAAAAACGGTAAAAGGTTTTTTAATGTAGGCAGTGAAGTTAGTGTTATTTACACAGGTTGGGGATGGCATGATAAAAATGTTAAGCTGGCTCAACATAGAATGGAACAGAGTAAAAAAATGGAGAAGCTTCAGAAGGACAATCACCCTAGCCTGAGAGCTAGAAGATAAGGAGATATTATGCCCGTTCGAGTACAAGTAGAGAGTAGGGATAATGAAAAGGTTCTTCTATTTTGGAAACCCTCCGATATAAGTCTTGTTAAAGCTTATAATGTATATACTTCTTTAGAAAGAGAAGGTGTTTATACTAAGCGAGTAAGCAACCTTTTAAATAAAGCGGGGGAAACAGGGTCTGCCCCAAAGAAAATAAGAAGTTTTTATAGACAGGGTGCTGTAACTCTATCTGTTTCAGTGAATTCTTATATAGCTGCTGATAAAGAGTTCTATGTAAAAGTAACTGAGGTTTACAAGGATAATACAGAGGAGCTTATAACAGTAGCTCCGTTTCGTTATGTAAGACTGCCAGGACGTGCCTCCACTATTATTAGAAATATAGATTTTGATAGAGAAAGAGGAATTCTGGGATGGGACGAAGAGAATAACACATACAAAAGATTGGGAACCTCCTTATTATTGGAGGAAATAGATGAGAAACACGCTTTAGATGTAAAACTACAAGAGTCTTTAGTTAAGATAACTAATAATACAGATACAGATTCAAACCCCATTCCAATTAGTATATCCAGAACTTCAGATCCAGTGGTTCTAAGGAAGTCAGTTTCTGTTACTGATGGTCCAGACGATGTTTTTGACAGTTTGAACTTTACCCCGGATTCGGATAAAAAATATGGTATTAGGGATATTAAAATAAGTTCCTCTAATGATATAAAATATTATTTGAAATACAACACAGACACATTAGATCAGGGCCACTTAATTGCTCAAGACACTGTTCATACAGTGTTTTCGGGGGACTACTTTTTTGATGGGGCTGTAGCAGGCGGAGACCTAATATTAGAGATAACTTCTGAAAATGGAACAGCAGATGTGTTTTGTTTAGTTATTTTGGAGAGGCTTACTAAGTAAGGTGGAATTATGACACAACGAAGATTAGCTATAAAATCTAGTGAAGATAGCGTATTAGTATCTCCTAGATCTCTCACTAATACGGTTAGTAGCAGTGTTGACATGTCATCTGCTGAATTAGCTCTATCCATTACTTCTGGAAGCTCTTTTTTAATGCATTTTGTCGGAGTAGGTTTTTCTTCTAATAATGCTTTCGAAGGAGAAATAATAGTGTCTATTAAAATCGGGACTGATCAGTTGATAATAGACTCTAGGCCCTTAGTAGGACCCTCAGGGAGTATAGATTATTTCTATCAATTCGACACTCCAATAAGTTTAGAGGCTAACAATGAGATTATAGTAGAGACAACTACTATGAAGGGCTCTACCGTAACAGCTAAATTATTCTGCTCTAAATCAGAGTTAGTATAGGAGTAAATATGCCTAGCAAAGTAAACGGCAAAACTATAACAGACGAGACTTTATTAGACATTGCTTCTACTACGTCTAAAACTGATGATTACGGGGAAACGTTTCCTTTTATTCAAGCCATAGGGGTTATTGATGCTGATCCAAAAGAATTCAAAATATCTGGCACTCAAATAACTAGCGTTAATGATAGTGTTATTCACGAGTTTCAGATTGATCATCATGCCCCCGGACCTGTGAAGCTTCAATCATTAGAAATAGATTTATCCTGGGATGTGCTGGTAACAGGAAGTAATGCAGGGGACTTTGCTTATATTAGATGGCAATGGGCAGACTCTAGCACAGAAGTTTTTAATTACGAGGATTTTACTGATGATATCAAGGTTTTTAAAAATAATCCTACTGGAGAGGTGTTTCATCGGTACGCAAGATTTAAGGCAGTTAATGTAACAGTGCTTCCAATAAAGATTAGAGTTTTAGGCAGGGTAAGCGAAGCAGGAGTTACTCTGGACGCTCTATTTAATAGTGATAGCCACTTTAAACACACTGTGACAATTGAATAATTTTTTGATATTCGCTTGGTTTATCAATCTGCTTTTGAGGTAAAAAATGACATTATTAAGAAGAATAATTGAAAAAGAGCACGGATTAACTCGTGTTGAAATAGCTTCTGTAGAGGGTAAAGTAGATCAGGTATTGACTGACCTTACTACTCAGACTACTACTATTACTACAGCTATAACTGACCATGATACTAGTATAGACTCCCAGTTAACAGCGATAACTGCTGCTGTAAACGCTCTTCAAAATGATGTTAGTGCAGCAATCTCATTTCCGTATGTTATTGAAAGGCCGGATGAAAATTCTAATAGAATCAATAAAATCTATTTTTATAACTACTCAGACGGAATAATTGCAGATTTATTAGGCAGTAATACCGAGCTTCCTACACTTAGAATTCTAGACGGAGCTGGAAGTGCTTTGACCAATGGTTCCAATGCTTCCACTGGCCCCAGCACTCTTATAAATAATTTAGATATGACCCGAGAGTCTGAAGGTATTTACTTTTTTGAGTTTGACCATGAGTTTCCTAATGGAGGGAGTCCTAACGCAGATGTAGGAACCTACAGATTAGAGATCAAGTCTAAGGAATCGGAAGGGCCAGACACATTTGCTTTGCACCCCAGATCTTTTGAGGTAGTTGAATTAACAGGAATGGCTTCAGGGTTTGCAGGTTTAACCTCTGACATAGCTGATTTAGACGGGGACGTTGTTGCTTTTAGAGCTGCTGTTGATGGATGGTTAGGCGGGGCTGCTATGGTTACCGCAGGAACTGATATTTACGCAGAAATACTAGATATTAAAGGAGATATAGCTACTCTTTTAAATGAGACCCAGCAGAATATTCCGAATAAAATTGATCTAGTGACCACAGCCGTAAATGACAATCACGGAATTACGGATGGTGTGTTTGAGGTTACCCTACCTATAATAGGGTCTACTTCTACTCTGTTGTCTGGAGATCCTACTGATATAGCAGGAACTCCGGTGAATGGTACTTCTAATGTGATGAAAAAGTCTTCTGAGTTTAATATCCAAGTTCCTACTAGCAGTAGGGTAACCACTGGGGTATACCAGAATATAGTTACTTACGATTTGTCCTGGAAGAGTATTATGGGAGGCGCTGGCCAAACAGGAGGCTCTGTCTGGGCTATAAGTAATACCGCCTACGGAGTAAATGATGATGTTACTTTGTCAGGCAGAGTATTTACTGCGACTTTAGCAGCATCTGATACAGAGACTAGGCACACTCTATACGGAGAAATTCAAGACGCTATACAGGATGGGGATTGGTACTTGACTTTAGCAGGGCAATCTACTGTTGATACTAACACTTTGACACTCACTCCTATGTCAGAAACACGAGTTTCTTTTGCATATACTGTAACGAGTGTGAGTCCAGTTTAATAAAACCCTTGTATATGATATAATGTGAGGATGACTTTTTCATTCAGATCGTCTATACACATATACAAAAAAGATACTAATTTCTCTCTTTCTTTTCTAAGAAGTTTAATAAATACTTTGGAATCAGAAGTCAGTGTTTTTGTATATTCTGAAATAGAGCTTCCTAGTGACATAAAGTATACTTTACTAGAGAATCCCTTGGAGGAATCCTTTTATTTACCTATAGATATAAGGTTCTTTTTCTCAAGAATTCCACAAAAAAAGCTAAATTCTCTCAGTTCAGATAGTATCTTGTTTGAGGAGGACTCCCAAGAATTTTTGACAAAAGTTTTGAAGAGGGTCCAGAATATCAAATGGGACCGGGGACGGCTTTTAAGATCATTAGACCTAGATAAAAGTTTGTCAATATCATTCTTAGCCGAGAAATTATCAACGGGCTTCCATTCCTTAATAACCGATACAATCAGAAAAGGGTTCCATTCTAGAGCTTGTATACTAGATAATGTTGATTACCAGTTTAAAGGCAGTCTAGAGAACCTAAAGTATTGTGATGCAGTGGTTTTTTACAATTTTATAGACGTTTCCATATTTGATCTAGGAAAGCCTGTAGTACTTTGCATAGATGATTTAAGAGTGATGAAAAATATGGACAGAAATGAGCGTTTCTATCTACTCAAAACCAAGTTAATACAAAAAATATACACGGATAGCACAGAGATAAAAGATTTTTTCAGTGAGTTTGGTTTAGACTGTGAGCTGCTTACTAACACAAGTTTAAGTCTTACAGGCTTTTCTAAATGTTTGGCTAGCTTATATACGAAGTTTAATCCTGCTGTAGTAGAAAACCTAAAGATTGACCACAAGTTTCTGGGGGAGGGCGACACGGAGCTAGTCATTCCCAGTGATTTGTCCAAGTCTTATGCCGGAGTTCTAGAAAGCTATGATACTAGTTATGGAAGTCAGGAAGAAAGCTGGAAATATAGTCATCTTGCAGAGTCCTTGAGACTACTTGGAAAAAGAGAAGCCCTTTATATAGGAGAAAATGCTCTATTTGTAGAGGATCTTAGGGCCAAAGGATACGACGTTTTGTTTGTGTTTGCTTCAGAGAACCTGGAGAGTCCTGACTTAGAGGAAGTATTAGAGATAGAATCTCTTCCGGAATTAACTAGAGAATCTCATAGGTATGTGATTTGTGATAGCATATTTGATGATGATGATTACCTTAGTTGTTGCAGTTTTTTATGGCTACTTAGGGATATGGGATTTGGCTTTACAAGCATTTCTTTTTTGAGAAAGAATAATTTATTTTTACAGTCTAATATATGTTCACAGTATTTACAAAATTTAGGGTGGAAAATCAATTGTAACGGATTCCAATCAGAGGTCCCGGATGATAAACTATCTATTATTAATTTAATTCCAGCTTAATATAAAGGGGAATCATGTCCACAAGAAAATCCACTAGGTCTATTTATAAGAAGGTTTCCGTTAACAGGGCTCATTCGGTTCTGCCCTATGCTGATACTGGGGATTCTACTATATTTACCATACGTACAGAAGACACCTATATTTTGTATGGTATTAGCTTCAAACTAACCACTTCCTCAGGGTCGTTTACTGATCCTAAATTCTATATAGGAAGTCAATCAGACATAGTAAACGCCTCCGGGTATAAAGTTTTTCCTTTTGATACGCATGAGAATATAGTTTTTAAGGACCTAGGTGACGACACCTCTTTATATGATTCACAGTTTATTCATCCCATCACTATTCCTAGGGGATTTTATATTTCTTTAGTTTTTAATGAGAGCGGGGTCACAAGTAACCCGGTTGTGGCTTTTGATCTTAATTATGTGGTAGAGCAGACTTAATTATGACAACTTTAGTTCAGATAAACACTACCCATACTGTCAGAGCCGTTTTTGAAGACGGTTTTGGAGGCCCTGGAAGTATCACCAGTCCTAGCACAGAAGTTGTTAGCTTAGACGGAGCTACCAGAACAGTCATAAACGCAACAGTAACCCTTACTGAAAATAATACCGGAGAATACTCTCTTTCATTGTCAGTTTCCGATACCTTGTTTTCTATTAACAAAGATTACTTTATAGTGCTATCCGGAATTGAAGCGGGGCAAGGCTCAGTTAACGAGCTTATTTCATTTCAGTTTAGACCAGTAGATGTACCTATCACTTACTCCGTAGATTTTTCGTAATGAAAACTCTATTTGATGTTAGTGATTTGAGTATTTCAACTGGCCCAGAAGACCTAGATATTACCATAAAAGATATAAATGGAACTCCTATTGCTGTAGACCAGATTTCGGCATCTCTATATAAAAAAGGAGATGTAGGAATGTTCAACTACAGTAATCTCATTTACGCCGATTTAGAGCCGGAGAGTGATAGTACAGGTCATTACTACGTAGAAATTATAGTAGGAACTGATTTTATTTTTACCGGCGAATACAAGCTAACGTGGTCGGTAAAACGGGATTCCGAACATAACCTTACCGCTTATTCCTCTTTTTTTACTGTTGTGGCTTAATAGCTTGTAATAGTTTATTTTTCGCTCTCTATGAAGCTTAGACTTTGTGAGGTTTTAATATGGCTAGAGCGTTTTATAGAGGGCAAACCCTAACAGAAAAAGATTTAAAAGTTACTTTTCGTGACGAAATAGGAGCGTTGTTTGATCCGTTTAGTGTTACTTACGGAATTGTGGATATAACACAAGGATTTGACATACTTGTTGACAATAATAACGCAAGAGTCCCAGATAGGATTTCAACTGGTCTTTGGTACGCTCCGTATTCGATTTATCCGGACGCTTCCATTGGAGAGTATAAAATAATTTGGACTATACAAGAAATAGATGGTGGTGCTACAAAAACTTTTGATGATAAATTTCATGTAGTAGCAGATAGTACTAAGACTAAATCTCAGTATCCTGATCAAGTTGCTTCCATGATAGAGAAACTGAGGATAAGACTAGGTGATAATGATCCTGATAGAAATTACAGGTTTGCTCCGCCAAGATCTGCTCAAGAGGTTAATAACTTTACCACTAATCATGGTTATATATGGCAAGACTACGAACTATTATCAGCCTTACAGGACAGTACAGATGATGTTAATTGGTATCTTAGGGGCACAAACTACACGATAGGGTCAATCCCCTCCCCACTGAGGTCCATTGTTCTTAATGGAGCAGTGGTATTTGCTCTTCAGCATATTACCATGATTTGGATTCAAGATGAATTTGGTTACTCTTTGAATGGTATTTCTTTGGATTTAAGTAAATCTGAGAAATATAGATCCATGTTAGATTCCTCTATAGAATGGTTCAGAAATGAACTGGAAAACCTACAAACTAATAGGTCTCATCAAATAGCGGGACTAAGGCAAGCTAGGTTTAGTGTTGGATATGGCTATGGTAAGGGTCAGTACACTTTTAAAGGAGCTGGAGCTGGGTCCTGGCGACGTAGAAACAGAGCGTAATGGCAGATGAGATTGCACCTAATAGTATTACTGGAGCTGTTGATAATAACAGCTTAGATAATACAGATCCCCTTAATATTAAGGGGCTTCCTAGATATAATTACCCTTTTCCGGTATCCCCTAGAAACTTTAGGGTTTATTTTGCCTATGACACAGGAAGTTTTGATCTTTATTGGGATAGCCCGTTAATTGATCCGAAGAATTCCGTTCACGCTGTTCAAGGAGTTAATATATATAGAAGTATTGATTCGTCTGAAGGCCCTTGGACATTAGTAAATCAGAGTCCCATACAAGTTAACTTTTTTAGGGATGAATCGAGGAATACGATAGTCACTGATGAAATAGTTACTTCTGGCAGATTAAGTTTAGCTGAGAATAAGGCATTTGCTAGAACAGAGAACAAGCCTCTAGTCGTTAGTAAAACTGATCAAACTTACGTGTTTAATTCTAGTGATATAACAGCTAAGATTGACGGTAAAACAGTCGAAGTAAAGAATATAGAACCTCAAACTGGAGAAATAGAGTTTCACGTAGATCCAGTGTGGGACCCAGTGTTCGAAAGGTTTATCAATTTTCCGGTTCCCACAGATCAAACAGAAATAAAGTTGACCTATACGTATAATGCCCTGTTTTTGCAAGAATACAATAATATAGACCAAAGAATTTTTTATAAGATAACTAGTGTTACCAGTGAAAAAGAGACTCCTCTTGATAACGCTCCGTTAGGATCGTACCAAGACCTGGACTCTATGTTTTATATTTGGAAAAACGCTATTTCTAAGCAGAAGTTTATGCTGGATCAGGGTGGAGAGGAAGTTAATTTCTTTATCCAAAAAAGTGCGGGAGACAGGTGTGATAATCACGATATAGTTGATCGTAATTTATATGATGACACAGTATATAGATCTTGCCCTGTTTGCTATGGAACAGGATTTATAGGAGGATATTTAGGCCCATTCAAGTCTAGAATGGCCCCTTTCGATGCTAGTTCTACTTATAATCGAACAAACAAAGGATCTAAAAGGACCAAGACACAATCCACCTGGATTATAAATAGTCCAGTTCTTAGACAAGGTGACGTTCTACTCCGACAAAACGGAGAGAGATATATTATAGGACCTGTCCAGCGTAAGGAGCCTAATGGGGTTCTGGTGCAACAGAATTTTGATGTCCATATACTTCAGCCCACGGATATTTTATATAAGGTAACTGTTCCTGGAGTTCCTAGTATTTACCCTAAACCAGATAAGCCTAATATTCCTGATTATAAAGAGAGTAAAGGTAAGTCTCCGACTTTTGGAAATTGGGAACGCTCGTAATGGATGTAATACCAGGAATAAAAGCTTTAAAGCAAGAGATTAAGGATAGACTTAGGGACGTTCTTGATAAAGCTCCTTATGTTACCAGAGAAGGCGTTAGAGTCCGTACCTTACAAGATATTGACGTTATTGACGAGTATACTACTAAGAATATAAGTAATAACACAATTTATATCTCAGTCAAAGGCTTTACGGATAATCCTGTTGGTATAGATAGTTATGGCGGAGTAAGACACTCCAACTATCTTTTAGCCAAGAAAGCTGGAGCTGATTTTAACGGAACTAGTGTTCAGTGGATTCACGAAGATCCTCGTACTTATGATTTAGAGGCTAGTAAAGGGTATTATTTTATAAGCATAGCTACCCAGGATAACTCGGGAAATGGAAATTATCAATACATGAAAGTAATTGATAAAACCTCTGTGCTAACCACTAGTTATACTGAGAACAATGATAATACTATAGAACTTCCTGAAGAGCCTATTGACCCTTCTACAGTAAAACTGTGGTTCGGTAGTTACCTTCTTATCAGAAAAGAGCATTTCGAAGTCAGTGGAACTACCGTGAGCTTTAAAAGGTCCTTTCCTAGCGATATGACAGTCAAAGCTGCTTGGAAAGTTCAAGAAGGCGAAATAGTTACTAAGTCTTATGAGTCTGGTAGAACTTCCGAGTTAGTACCTGGAATCACCTTGTATTTTAACGAAGAGGTTGTTCTAGGGGACGAGCAGGTTTTAATCTTATTACCAGAAACTAGGCCAGCTTTTCATGTATTTACTTCGAGAGGAAGATTTGATGTCAATTTAATTTTTTCCATGCCGGACAAGAAGAAAGAAACAGATCTTTTCGATTTCATGTTACCTAGGCTAAAAACTGAGATAGCTTCTATGTTTAATCGTAATAATTGGAGCATGAATGATATTAACTGGTCGGACAATGATTTAGAAGAATGGACCGACGACGGGTATCTAAAAACCGCCAATTCAACCTTATCTTTTACTATAGACTTAGAGTGGGCTAGGTTTGTTCCTATGTCTAGAGAATACCACGGGTTTATTTTTGTAGGAAGCATCCAGGAAGTACTTGGATTTTATAAAGGGTAATTATGCCACTATATGATTTTGTATGCGAAAACGGGCACACCACTGAGCATTTGTGTAAAGATTCTGGTGTTGAAATGATGTGTCCTGTTTGTAATAAGTCTTCGACCAGGAAACAAGTAAATAGAATTAGCACTGTATTTTCTGACTTCAATTCGGTTAAAAATAGCATTGATGTTAAAGTTGGGCGAGATTCTAATAAAAGGTGGGAGCATTACTATACAAAGTTTAAGAAGAAAGAGGATTTAAAACTCAAGAACCCTGGAGTGAGTAACGATCAGATAGTGGCTACTCAAAACGGGGATTACACGATTGTTGACAATAACAAATAATTTATATTGAGTAATGGTTAATTTTTTATTTATTTTGTATTTCTTTAAAAGGAAATCATTATTATCAAGATTTTAAGAAGGTATTACTATGGCAGATAGAATTTCATTTTTGGATTACCAACCTCCTGGTGTTTATACGCAGACAATTTTGTCTAGCGAGAGTATAAATTTGTCAGCAGGGTTTAGGATTCCTACGTTTATAGGAACGGCTGATGTTCTTATTGAGAACACCGATGTTCCGGTTGTTCGTGGTAGTTCTAAGAATTTTCCTGTTTTTGTTGAACGAGAAGATGTGTCTTCTCAGGCTAACGGATCAACCTCTATATTTAAAACAAAATTCGGACCAATTGTAGATCCATTAACATTTTTGGCGACGGAGAATATTGAAAATGTCGTTATATCAGTTAATGATAAGAGCACTAATCCTCTGTTAATTGAGCCAGAAAATGTGGATGGAGTAGGAGAAGTTCATCTCACTTTTACCCCTGATACCGGAGACGAAATTTACATCTCGTATTACTACATTATAGAGGATGTTGCAGTAATTGATGAAGATCTTTCATACCAAATTGAAAATGGATCTCAAGAGACATTCTATACTAAGCACAAGAAAGTGGTAGACTCTGAGGGAGATGTTACTAATGATGTGACTGATATAGCAGTAAAAGTTAATGGAGCTAGCTCTATAGTTAGTACATTAAATGGTACTACAGGACAGTTTGTTTTACAGACCGCTCCTGGATTATCAGCAGTCTTGACCATATCTTATACATACAGTAATCATATAGACAAAAATGATCCTCTCCCAAATAAATACATTCACAGTATTTCCAGAGTTGGTAATGTTTCAGGAAGAAAAGATTATGTTAATGGTGTAGACTATAACTTCTCTTTTGAGAGAAGTATAAATGATACTACATTCCATGAAATTTCCTGGGGAAACTCATTTGCACTGACTTCTATGCAAAAAGAAGATCAAGATTTTCAGTATGACTGGATTCCTGGTGACCATTTGACTATAGATGTTCACGATAAGCTTATTTTTGCTGAGGTTGCTATTCCTGTTGATACCACTGAAGCTACCACTGCCGTATTTAAAGTCAAGAATCCTATTATGGACGGAACGGGAAAAGGGTCTTTTTTAAACGATCCTGAAGTCGATCCCGGAGTGTTTGATTTCTATGTTGGAAGTGACGTTGATACGGCTATAACCGCAGAAGATAAGAAGTGGACTACCGATTCCGATGCTTTACGGGTAGTAAGAGTTGAGGGAGACAAGGGCTACATTCATTTAAACAAGGCTGTAGATCCGTCTTTAGACAATCTCTACATAATTTACAGAGCTAGTTTTACTACCTCAGATCAGTTTACTTTGTCCAAGACTCTGGCTGCTTCTGGCGGTAATTTAGGTCAGTATACCATGTTTAGTCCCAGCACAGGGTATGTATCCTCGGTTTCTGAGGGAACTCATACTGTTGCGGACGGTTCCTTTACGTCGGTCCTTGGAACTTCTGGAATGTACGCACCAAATTCTTGGTTAACTACGTTACAAGGTCAAGGCAAAACTAGTACAGCGTCTTTCCCGTCATATGCTGATATAATTGCCCCTCTTAATATGTCTCAAGACGAAGTAGTGACTGTGACAGTTATAGAGAAGCCAGCAGCGTCAGGGAAACTTAGATACACAGTTACTTCTGATGGCCTAATAGGATCTGATGTTAGTGTTAATACTTATTATGCAGATACATTTAGGGCCGGTACTTTAAGTAATGAGGGGTTCTTTGGGGAGGCGTTTGTAGATCCCGCTTCCGGCTTATACTTAAACTTATCCAATCCAGGAGACATTTTAGTCAAAGACGACATACTCAAGTTTAATGTGACTAAAACAGGGGTTTTTGAGTTGCAGGACGCAGGAGCCGGAACTCCTGTTTATAACATGATGATCCCAGGAATTTCTATCCTAACTGATGAAGAGAACTCGGAATTGACAGTGGGAGACGAGGTAATTCTTAATACTTATGATAATGCAGGTGCGGAGCCTAATGTTGGTGACACTTACTATGTTTCCTATAAATATTTTAGAACTGATTTTAAACACAGGCTGTACTTGAGATTCAGCGAGGTTGTAAGAGATTTCGGAATCCCTAATATGAGTAACCCATTGTCAATGGCTGCTAAACTAGCTTTTGAAAACGGAGCACCTGTGGTGGGAGTTAAACCTCTCCCAAGATATCTTGATAGCACATTCCAGGATTTCTTGAAAACAGAGGATTTTATCTTGAATCCTGATAGTGCTACTGCTATTCAGCTTTTTAAAGATGCTTTCGATGATATAGAGGCACCTTTTGATTCTAATTCCGAGTCAAAGCCGTATGTTGTTGTCCCTTTGTCTGACGACTCTCAGGTATGGTCTTATGGTAAAGCTCACGTAGAAAAAATGAGTAGTACTGAACGTAGAATGAACCGTTACATGATAACAGGTTTTAATACAAATAAGAAAGATTCTTTGGTTATTGAAAGAGCTAGAAATCTCAAGAGTAACAGGATGATGATTACTTATCCTGTAAGCGCTGTTATGGATCTAGAGACTAGCGTAGGAGAGTTTACTTCAGCGGTAGTTCCTGGTTGGTTCTATGGTGCAGCTATTGCAGGTCTTATAGCTAATCCTGGGACATCTCCAAGTGAGCCATTGTTAAATAAAAATTTACAAGGATTTAAAGAAACAGGTATTTTTAAGAATCCTTTGGAATATAACCAAATAGCTAAGGAAGGGGTTACTATTTTAACTACTAAGAACCCTGTTATTAATGTTAGAGATGCTTTGAATACAGACATGACTTCTGTAGCTACTAAAGAACCTAATGTAACTTTTATTGCTGACTTTGTAGAGGGTCAAACAGAAATAGTTATGAATAGGTTTGTAGGGCGACCTTTTATTAATACTATTCTTGGTGAAGTAGAGACAGTGTTTTCTGCTTTTCTACAGGAATTACAGAGGGCTGGTATAATATTTGACTATAAGAATATTGAAGTCAGAGAGAATGAGAATGACCGAACAATAGTTGAAATATCGGCTGGGTACAGACCTGTTTTAGGAGTTAAGTACGTATTCGTGACATACAGAATTCAAGGGTCTTAATCTAGGAGAATAAGAGATGCAAACTGATAATTATATTTACAAACAAACTTTTGCCCCAGAAGGTACGCATACCATTATTGCTGCAAAGCATAGGGTATTTGCTCCTCAAGTTGGGATGAGTGGATTGACTCTTATTGGAAATCTTAGCCAGTTTAATCTGAACGAGTCCAGAACAGTAGAGCCTGTACGAGGTATTGGTAAGGGTATGCAGATTGCAGAGCTAGTTCCTGGGGTAGTTGAGCCAATGGCTATAAGTTGTCAGTTTTTCGCTCTTTATCTAGCTAATACAATGCAAATTTTTGGTTATAATTCTGGAGTGGACGGATTTGTTAGGTCCTTGAAAGAGCACCAATGGCCTTTTGACATCAAATCAGAGGTTGTAATGAGCCGTTTAACCAAGGATAGCCCTGCTGCTAGCGGGAATACTGGAGCATTAGGAACTGGTACTCAGAGAGCTACTACAGATGGAAACTATCTCAATTTAGCTGGATATGATGAGAGAGCTATAGTTACTATTTATGAAGCTTGCTGGATGGAATCTAATACTATGGAGACTGATCAGGGCAATGCTATTGTGACTTCTGGAGTAGAGATCAAATCTACTGATGTGATAGATGGTAGGTATGCGGGTCAATTAGGAGCCAGCACTGGTAATGAGCCTAACAGTAAAGGTGGGGGTTCTAATAGAACTAGTGTAGGTTATAACTTACTAGGAATAGCTGGACAGCTTACGGGATTATTCTAAGAAACCATTTTAAAAAGGGTCGGAGTTTTCCGACCCTTTTTTATTTTCTTTTATTTATTTGTATTTCATGAAACTACATTAAATTAAGGGAAACTACAAAATGGCACTACCTAAAGAATTAAATTTTTTAAAAACAGTTGAAAAGTATAAAGTTGAAGGGACAAAAGATATCTCTATAGGGGATGATATCTTTACACTACGGGCTCTTTCTGTCGATGAGACTCTGGAATGCGTAAAAAGGTCTTGGGAGGAAGTTCCAAATATAGGGGAGCAACCTGCTGTCTTTGCTTCTGCTTTGAAAACAACTGTTTTAACTTATTGCATCACTAGAGTTAATGGGTCAGAGTGCCCCTCACCAAATACAATAGTCTATGATGATGATTCTGGAGAGGCCGTAGGATCATTCTTTGACATTCTTAGAGATATAATTAAAGGGTGGGATGACGCTATATTTTCTTACGTTCTCAATGAATATGAGGAATTTAAAGATAAGCATACTAAATCCATTGAAAAAAAGTATGGTATAAAAGTAAATAATGCCGATCTCTCTAAGATATTAGATTTCCAGGAAGACATAGAAAACATGGAGTCTTACGACAAGAGTTTAGCGGATAGTGTCAACACTCCAGTTTCTGAGAACGCATTTGACCCAGAGCCAGTTCCGGAGTATAGCAACCTAGAGAATAGAACTTATCAAGAGGAACCTGAAGAGGTCGATAAAGTAGTAATACCAGAAAATCAGGGGGCAGTTGTAGCTAAACCGCCCAGGATTTAAATGCTAACTCAAGAGATATGTGTAAAATTAGAGAACCTTATACTTTTTTCCGGTCTTTTTTATAGGGTAGAAGTAGATAGTGGTGTATCTATTCTATTTAAAACAGTATCTCAACAAGAGGAAAAAGCGTTAGAATTACAAACGGGCTTTTCTATTCTAAAAGTCTCGGAAGTGTCTTCTAATCAAGATATAACTTCTATTTTAGAATATGATAAGCTAAAGAGATACGCAAGCCTTTATTTAGCTAGATCTGTAGTTTTTGTAAATGATCACAACCTTTTGTTGAATAGATCGAGTACTTTACCGGACCTCGAAGACTACTTTAAAACTTTACCTTTAGAACTGTTATTTTATTTGTTTTCCGAAGCTGTTAAGAAAAGGGCAGAGGAGATGAATTTGGCTAAACATTTAGAGGACTTCCATAGACTTTATTATTCGAAAGTTTTATGGACTTTAGTTAAAAGGTGTGGATTTAACGCTTTTGCCGTAACAGGTATACCAGGATCTGACAATTTTTGCTTATCATATATTCAATTGTTATTTATGAATTATATGGAGCGACGTGAAGAGTTTGAGAGACAAAAGGAGATGTTCCAGCCGTTCCAATTTATATCTGGTTTATTTAGTAAAGACGCATCAAAAAAAGTAGAAGAGCATTTCCAAAGGCTAGAGCTTTCTAGGATTAAAAAAGAAAAGAGAGATGTTTTTGTACATGGGGTTACAACTAAGGAAGAGTTGGTGAGACAGTTGGACAGCATGATGAGTGGTCAAGAAGACGATGCTGATAAAGCTGTAAAAAGAGCTGAGCGCCATTCTTACGAATTGTGGAAAAGAGACTACCTAAGCACCCACAAAAAATTAGTCGATTCAGATATACCAGTTTTAGGCAAAAGGGAGCAAGAAATAACCGAAGAGTATTTGTTAAACGAATACTTGAAACACAGGAATTTTAAATTTAGTTCCTGGATGTTGGATGAAATAAAGAGGTTCGAAAACAATGGCTGATGAATTAAAGATTGACGTAAATAAGTCTAAGAAAGATTTGGACTCCATTCTTGAAACTGTCCAAAATGTTCGTACCGGACTTTCTCAGGCTGGTAAAGAAGCTGAGGGATTCGGTAAGAGTGTCAAAGGGGCACAAAAGGCTGCTGACGTAACTGGCAGAGCTATGGAAAGAAGCAATAAGTCTACTAAGGAGATGTCTGACAGCCAGAAAGAGACCACAAAGAACATGAAAGAGTTTGACATGTTGACCCACAGGATAAATAGGTCTCTAGGAGATACCAGGACTATTATGGACGACATAGCTGATTTTTCGGAGACATGGGGAAGTTCTAGCGGGTTTCCCACTCTTACGAAAGCTTTGTCGGGAGGTATAGGCAAATTACAGAATAAAGATTCTATAATAGGAAAAGTAGGATCGGCTTTCGTGTCTATGTCAAAGGGCATGCAGTTTATGGGGCAAACTAGTAAATTACTAGGTTCTGTGTTTAGACCTCTCTTGTCAATGGTAAGTCTTGCTGGAGGTCTATTAAAAGGTCTGTTCTTTATTTTAGTAGGCACTCACGAAAAAGCAGCCCAAAATGCAGGAGCCTTTCAAAAAATGGCTTTGAGCATGGGTACTTTTGGTGAAAACATAGATAGGCTAGATAAAACGAATCTTACTGCGTTACAGGTTGCGGTTAATAAGGCGGGTAAAGAGCTTGGTTTCGTGGGTTCCGAGATGATAGAAGCTTTTGGGGCTCTTGCGGAGTCGGGAGGCGTTTTCGATCTTACCGAGAAAGGGGTGGACAGGCTATCTAGATCCATCCGTCATCTAGCTGTTGTTACGGGGCAGGACTTTAAACAAGTAGCTTCTCAACTAGGAAAGCTAATTAGTATGACTGGACGTGGCGAGGAGTATAGTAGTGCTGTTCTTAGCACGGTAAAAGATAATTTTATAAATAGTGGAATGGAGGTAGGACAGTTTACTAGTACTGTCATGGAAGCTGTGGATTCCATGGGTGACTTTGGGACAATGATAAAAGGTAACGCTAGATACCTAGCTTCTCTTAAGAACGTCACTCATTCTAATACTAGGGCTTTAGAAGCTTTTAGAAGTGCTCAGGAAGGAAGAAAACGGGAGATAGGAGAAAGCTCAGCTTTGTTAACCGACTTTTTAGGGTCAAAAGAAGGTAAAAGGGTTATTGGTACTATGATACTAGATGTTCAGAAGAAGCTAGATGATAGTAAGAAAGAGGGAGGAAAACCCCTATCTAAAGAAGAAAGTGTTATTGCAACAACTCAGTTGAGATCCTTTAAAAAACTACTGAAATCCCCTAGTGATATAGGGGCGATTAATATATTTCGAAAAGGTGTTGACGCTCAGGTTCTTGCTTCCGCTGAAATGGCTGGATTATTGAGACTAATGGTAGGTAATACCGAAAATTTTGATATTAACAAGTTTCTTGATAGAGGAGACTTTAATATAACTCAATTTGCCGAGGGTTTTAAAATAAGAGAGGAAAGCTTTAGAGTTTTTATAAACAGCTTTGCTAAAGCCCAGAAAAAAGACCCTTCTATGGGACTAAATGAATTTATTGGCCAATATATGACGAAAAGTGTGGCCCAATCTGAAGAGGACAAGGTAAAAAAGGAAGCTGCGGAAAAGGCTGCTGCTGATAAATGGGCAAAAGAACAACTAACCATAGCAAAGCAGGCTGCTGCTTTTACAGAGAGTCTTACTACACACGTAGCCGATATTTTTCCTGAGATTGGTAAGATGGGGGGTCTAGCTGATATGGGTCTGGGGGGACTAGAAAAAGCTGCGGTTTGGATTTTACATGCAATAAGGTCTGTAGTGGATATAATAAAGGATGTGTGGGACGAATTAAAAATTTTAACAGCCACCCTTCAAACTTCCAGGTTCTTTGACGCTCCCGAACCTCCTCCTAATTATATAAAGAAGAACGGTGAGATGATAGCAGGCCCTCAGTTCAATTTTATCGACAAGTTTATGTGGGACTTTAGTAAGAGTGTGTCAGGCTGGTTCAAGGGAGATAGGAGCAAGATTGTTCTCCATAGCAATAACAACTTTACCAAATTTGGAACGGAAATGGTTAGGGTCCTGGATAAAGGAAATCAGTGATGCTATCAGAA